GGGCCAAAGAGATTGGACCGTACTTGATGTAGGAGATCACCGTCTCTACGGTGGCTTTCCCGACGCCTCCACCACCCGACCCGAAAGGGCCAGGGATGGTGTTCGCGAAAGCAAACTGACTTGCCACTCTGCGCGCTAGGCCAGACAGGATTTCACCCCTGTGTCCTCTTATGAGGGGGTCTACGACGCTGAGCTCGTTTGACAACGCTTTGGCTTTGGTAGCTGTGGCCTCGCCAATACGCAAGAGCGATTGGGATCTGGCAACCGTGCCGCGACGCTCTACGAGTCGTTCGCAGAAGACGCCGTATCTTTCACTCCGGAAAGATTTACTGGTGTTCGGCACTAAGCCCATAACTCTCAAATTGCTCTCGTAAGCGTCAGCCACTCTCGTTGGCCACAGACCGATGAGGTCGTCTCCGCACACTGCGAACGACTTCCTCGAGGCACCCGACAGGTAAGCACAGAAGGCGTTTACGACGCACAGGACAAACCATCCTGGGCCGAGACCCATCAGTGCCCCACAACCCGAGATGAATTTTTCATTCTTGTTGGTTGGGTCCTCGATCTCCTGGTAGTTGATCGTTCCTTCGAGGGCGTCGTCCCACCACTCCGGCTTGCCGGTGTGTTTGGTGACTTCGTTCAAGACGAATCGACTCAGCGCAATGGAGATCGGATCTGTACTTTTCGAGAGATCAGCAGAATACACGATTGTGGGTTCTACCGCCCACATCGCCGGTGTTACTAGTTCAATCTCGTTGTTTCGCAAGATGTCCTTGGTGACTGCGAACCCCTTCAATAAGGGTAGCAGTACCTTGGTCATTGCTCTTGCGGCCCAAGCAACGGGCGCGGAATGAACAGTAGCAACTCGGATTTTTCCGTCAGGCGTGATAATAGGCGCCAGCCTGCCCACTCTATGGTCCTTTGACGCATGGAGACAGGCGCGGAAATGTTCTGCTGCGGTACGACGGCGACGAGTGAACATCAGTGCTCTTCTCTCCTCTGAGACTAGCATAGGATTCGACTCCCACTGCCCTTCGGTCATCGAGGCGATGACTTCTTCATCGACGTACTCTTGCTCCCCCCAAGGGAGCTTGATGTCGTTACCTCCAAAACCGAACTGTGCACGGAGTTCCAGAGTCCGTTGACTCATTTGTCCGGGTGCAATGTCCTCCTCAATTGAGAAGGCTTTCCACCTTTCCGTCAGACGCTTGACTGCGCGCGCCCTAGCATCAATCTCACGTTCCTCTTTGGTTCGTGCGGTGTACATCGAATAGACGTACGCGCTGCCTCCCTTCAGGCAGGACTGCTCATAGCAGGCCTTCCCTCCGGGAATCGGGATTGACCGCTCATCCATCCGGGTGAGTGTCTTCCCCTTGAAGTTCAACTCGATAAACTCTTTGAGTTTGTCCAAGATGTCCTTCGGCGGCATTGGTGCCGGCTCGCAAAGTCGTTGGCGAGCGGAACTGCATTCAGCTCTCTTCTCCTCTTCTGAGGGGGCTGGGAGACTGAGTCCACGAGTAAGTGTGCTTGCGATCATGAGATGTTGGGGGGTCTTTCCCCGGTTCTGTAGTGTTCCCGTGC